TGGGAGCCGACACAACATACACCAACGGGCAAAGTCCTGATCGACGAGACGGTACTGAAGGAAGCTGCTGCAAATGGGATTACGATTGCAGAGGACTTTCTGAAGTGTCTAACTATTACAAAGAAATTGGGGATGATCTCGGAAGGCATGAACGCATGGCTGAAGCTATGTACGACTGCTAGCCGCATACATCACCACTGTTCAGTTGCAACTAATACGCATAGATGTGCACACCGTAAACCAAATTTAAGTCAGGTACCTTCTGATCATGACTGTAGACAACTGTTCAAAGCAACGCCCAACTACATCATGGTTGGTGCTGACCTTGCTGGTATTGAACTTAGGATGCTCGCTCATTACCTTGCACGCTATGACGGGGGTCGCTACGCGGATATTCTCCTCAATGGCGACATTCACCAAGTCAATGCCGACAAGATCGGTATTTCCAGGCGGCAAGTGAAGGTAATTTCGTATGCCTTTTTGTATGGAAGTGGCAACCTTCGCCTAGGTCATAGCTATGATGCACAGCTATCTGATGATGACGCAAAAAAGAAAGGAGCAGAAATTAGAGAAGCATTTGTTTCTGCTATTGATGGCCTTGCAGAACTCCTTAAGGCTATAAAAAAGTCAAGTAAAAAAGGCTACGTCAAATCTATTGACGGCAGATCAATTAAGGTCGAAAGCCAACATAAATCGCTAAACTACCTGCTCCAGTCAGGGGCCGGTGTTTTGGCGAAACGCTGGATGGTACTGACACACGAGTCCCTCAAAGACACAGATTGTCACCAGCTTGCGTTTATTCACGACGAATTACAGTACGAAACCCACCCTAAAAATGCAGAGTATCTTTCATCGTGCCTTCTCGAATCAGCACGACGAGCCGGAGAATACTACAATCTCAGAGTACCAATCGCTGCCGAAGCCAAGCAAGGACACAGTTGGGCTGACGTTCACTGACCCTTTTGCCTGGGCCATTGGCATCTTTGAAGGCGAAGGTTGTCTTAGTTACAGCCAAAGTGGAGACAATTGGGAAATGTCAGTTGAAATGACTGACATGGATGTGTTGTGGTCTTACTACGAAGCTATCGGATGTGTCGGTAATCTTAGCGGATTGAAAAAAAGACCTTCACGTGCTGAAAATCACAAACCATCTGGCAGGTGGCGGACCCAAAAAAGGGATTTGATTCGCGACTTGATCATCCGTTTCTACCCTTACATGCATGAACGTCGCCGTGCTAAATGCGACGAATTCTTTTCCTGGTACCACTCCAAAAAATGAAACTGCTCATTGACGCCGACTTCATTGTCTACAAGTGCTGTGCTGCAGCCGAGTCTGAGATTGACTGGGGTGATGATGTAATCACTGTGGTCAGCAAGTTTAGTGAGGCATACCGTTCCGTCGAACGGGACATTGAAAAGATCCGCTCTGAGTTCTTTAATGCAGAGCCTGTGCTTTTCTTCAGTGACTCTAAAAATTTTCGGAAAAAAATTTACCCCGATTACAAGGGTCACCGAAACCGTAAGAAGCCCTGTGGTTACCGCCGTGTAATTAACGAACTTAGTGCTTTTTACAAAGTGGTACGCATCGATGAGCTAGAGGCAGACGATGCCATGGGTATCTACGCAACCCACGAGCCTGGCAACATCATCGTCAGTCCTGACAAGGACATGCGTCAGATTCCTGGCAAGTTGTATGACCTGAAAGAAACTGTGGACATCACAGAGGAAGAGGGTATGCGCTGGCATCTTGTGCAGACACTAGCCGGTGACCAAACTGATGGTTACTCAGGCGTGCCTGGTATTGGAGTCAAACGTGCCATCGACCTCTTGGAAAAAGATGGCTACACATGGGAGACAGTCGTCAAAGCATTCAAGTCCAAAGAATTGGATGAAGACACTGCACTGATGAATGCACGTCTCGCAAAAATCTTACAACACACTAACTATGACGCAGTCGAACGGAGAGTCATACCATGGCTTCCCACCCCCTCCGGTAGTCGAACTGACGATGGAGCAGCAGTTCAAACTAAGACAGATTGAAGACCTGCTTCAGTCTGCAGACCGCAAGGACATCATCACTGTTTACCTTGCACTACAACGACAGAACTTCTGTCTTTCAAACACCGTCACCAACCTGGTTAAGAAATGGCCCAACAATCCCCTGCTCACTACACCCGCGGAGCAATAGAGGTATGGGATTTTATTCGTGACCAAGAACTCAACTATCACCTCGGCAACGCAATTAAGTATATTTGCAGAGCCGGTTTCAAAAGTGATAATACCAAGACTCAAGACCTTAAAAAAGCTATCCACTACCTTGAAAATGAACTCCTACATTCATCGCAGCCTGATGACGATGGCCGAACAGTTCCGCTCAGCGTATATGTTGATGACTGGGGTCGCGGAAAGAGGCATTCAGAAAGCTTTGATCGATGAGGAATGGTCTGAGTTTCATGAAGCCTACCACCTGAAAGATGATTGTGAGCAGCTCAAAGAACTAGCAGACCTTGTGTATGTTTGCTATCAGTTTGCTGCATCGCAGGAGTGGGACCTTGACGAAGCCATTAGTCGGGTCCACGAATCCAACATGTCTAAGTTGGACGAGAATGGCAAACCTATTTACCGTGCAGACGGCAAAGTCCTGAAGGGACCTAACTACAAAGAACCTTACCTTCTTGATCTGATTATCGAATGACCACCTCAGTAATTTCTCGCACAGGACGTGTTCAATCATGGATGGATGATCCAACGTCCCGCTTGCCGGTTTCGTGCACGGTATTTGTTGTCCAGGATTCTATGGAGGGTCCAGATGGAATTGAAGCAAGCTGGAGATTTGTATCACATGCTTTACGTTTCGGAGCAGGTTGCGCGGTCCACTTGTCGGAACTGCGACCCAAAGGTTCAGAAAATGGTAAAGGATTGGTTGCATCTGGACCAGTCTCTTTCGCAAAAATCTACTCGACACTAAATGAGATCCTCCGTCGTGGTGGCGTGTATAAAAACGGCGCTGTGGTCTGCCACCTTGACCTTTGCCATAACGATGCCCTTGAGTTTATTACTACACCACGCCACGAACTGCCATGGGTCAAACGATGCATCAACATCACTGAAGGTTGGTGGCGGTCGTGCACGTTTAAGGAACAGCTCCTACAATCCATTAAGGCAGGAGACATCTGGCTCAACAAAGTAAAGTATGACAATGAAGGAAACCGGATACGAGGAAACGTCTGCCTGGAGGTATACCTGCCCTCACGAGGTACCTGCTTACTCCAACATATCAATCTCGGTGCCTGTGAGTTCGATGAGATTCCAGGAGCTTTCGTTCAGGGTATGTCGGAGCTGTGTACCCTCCATGCTAAAACTGGCGTTGGCGATTCAGGAGAGTATCTGCCGCCCGAAACCGATCGACAAGTCGGACTTGGAATGCTCGGACTGGCAAATCTCCTACGGCGGTACGGAGTAACTTATGAACAGTTCGGTATCGCTTTGGACCAGC